AGACCTGACAATGAACAACAGAAAAATAATGTTGTCCTCTGCTGGTGAGGACCCAGAACTAGGGAATCCAATTTTGATTCGACCACTAAATCCTGCACCATTTACAGAATTAATTGCAAGCTGTGCATCGCTGTCCACCAAGCTCCATGAAGTGTCATCAATCACTAGCGTAAATGTTCCTGTCGCATCAACACGATTAGTGATGGTTAATGGAATGGCTGTAGGGGTAGGAGTGTAGTCAGCAATATCAAAAGACAAACCATATCGGCTATCTTTTACATTCGTGAGTTGTCTACGGACTATTTGGGCGTTAATTGTCGCGCCTGTAAGATTAACTGGAGTGACATTATCGTCACTTGTTAATGCAAGATTCCAAAAGGTCTTTTGTTGATAGACCAGTTCACCCGCAATAATTGGGTTATCAAATCCCGACACTTGTGTGAGGGAGTTTTTATTAAACACTGCCATGACTGTTCCCTGTACTCAGGTTGTGACGCACCCCGCGTACTCGCAGGGGAACGGATACTGTCTTGTGTTTGCGAAATTGTACTGTCTATTTTAGGTGGGCGCAACAGGAAACACAACATTAAATGGGTATCCAGATTGCTGTGGAATATCCCTAAGTTCTTGCCTGTAGGTCGCCCAAGCCGCTTGTTGTTCAGCAGTTAATGGATTATTTGGGATTTGCGTCCAATCGCTTAAATACAACAAATCCAATCTTTTTTGCAAATTATATGAAATTGCCAAAGAAGGGTCCTGCACCCAAGACTTAGTTGTGTAATCAAACACGCAAAAATCATTAGGCTGTGCAGGAATTTGAACAGGAAGAGAGTTTTCAATATAAAACTGTGTGTCGTTATAGGAGCCTTCTAAGTATGCTTGCCCCTCAGATAATTGAACCTCAATATTGTTTGATTGAACAACACCAACAATTTGACCTGTTTGAATTGTGTAAATTGTGTAAATCATCGCTTTACCTCTGTCAATGCTAACGACCTATATCGAGCGCCATGATTACTTGTGAAATCACCGCCCGTGTCAGAAATTGCTTTCAAAATATATGTATGAGTTCCAGCGGGTGGCTCATCAACAAAGAAGAAGCAATAAATCAAACTGTAGTTGGCAAAACCAGAACCCGCACGAATATCAATGCGGTTTGTTACATCGTACCACTCGCCACCATATACCAAGGTTTCAACGCTATCAGTAACGCGATAAACAGCGATAACATAACCACCATTTCGGTTTTCTGGCATGAATGAAACATCAACTTTAATTGGGAATCCAGAGCTAGTAATGCTTAATGTTTGAACATCCCAAACTGTTCCACTAGTAAAAATTAAAGATGCTACTGTTGTGATTGATACTAAATTGGTAACAGCATTAGGATTAATGTTTCCAGTGGCAATCACATTTCCATTTAGCGTCATTTGTGAGCCGTTATAGGAAATATTAGTTGTTGAATTGCCAAGAGCAAATGTTCCACTAGTATTAATAACAGCGCCAGCACCAGTCATTGTTGTACCAGATACAACAGGGCTAGTGCCAACAGTTAATGATGTTCCACTAATTGAACCAGCGGTAATAGTTCCTAAGTTTGCACTGATTGCAGAAAGACTACCAACTTTTAATGTTGACAAGTAAGGGACATTCCAGACAGTGTTGTTTGTCGTAGGGTCATAAATGCCGTCTGATTGATAAACCGATTCACCCGCAGTAATTGATGGTGGCTGTGCAACCCAAACAGTTCCAGTTCCCCAAGAATCATTTGGCGGAAATGAAGCCGAACCAGTTGTTGTAATAGTGGCAGGGGTACTTGCTAAAGAACTTAAAGTTGTTTTGGAATAACAAATTCTTGCGGATGCACCTTGTTGACCATTAGTTCCATTGGTTCCATTAGTTCCATTGGTTCCGTTCGTACCAGCAGCACCAACAGCGTATGCTGTAGTTGTATTCCAAGTAACTACGCTAGTGGCTGTCGTTAAAGAATCTGTATAAACAACCTGACATCCATAAAGCGTAAAACCAGCACTAGATGCACCCGGTAGCAGCGACCAACTGTTAGGTGTACCCGGGGCTGTAAATGCACCAGTAGCCCATGTATAAGTTGATGTGCCAGAAGGAAATGTCGTAGGCACAGTAGAAGACCATCTATAAAGCTCTAAGATTGCCGTTCTTGTACCGTTAGCACCATTTGTGCCATTTGTGCCATTTGTGCCAGCCGGTCCTGTAGGTCCTGTCGAACCATTGGTTCCAGAAGCACCAGCCGCATAAGATGCTGTGGCATTCCATGTAATGTTAGTTGTAGCAGTCGTATTTGAATCTGCATAAATTGTTCTACAAATCCAAAGAGTCTGACCTAACACTGCAGCAGGAGGTGTTAACGACCAACTATTAGGTGTAGCTGGCGCAATGAATTGTCCAGTCGCCCATGTGTAGGTTGATGTGCCAACAGGGAATACTGTAGGCGCAGTTGCCGACCATTGGTACATTTCCAAAATAGCAGTACGAGTTCCGTTGGTTCCGTTGGTTCCATTGGTTCCATTTGTGCCAGCCGGTCCAGTAGGTCCTGTAGAGCCTGTAGGTCCAGTAGGTCCTGTCGAGCCATTTGTTCCAGCATATCCAGAAGCAACAATACCAGCCAGCCCCCAATTAATTGAGGTTGTTGTTGCTGTAGCTGAGTCAGAGATACTGACAGAAGCAGCCCACAATGTATATCCAGCACTAGGTGCAGAAGTAATTGTTTGCGACCATCCTGATGGGTCAGGTGTAAATGAAGCGCTTGCCCATGTATAAACTGAAGTTCCTGTTGGACCAGCAGGAATGGTTACAGCCCATTGGTAAACAGTAGGACGAGCAATTTGCAAGCCATTTGAACCAGAAGGTCCAGTTGGACCAGTTGAGCCATTTGCTCCGTTTGTGGTTAATGAAGAGACTGTGTATCCAGTAGACCAAGTTACAGTAGATGTTGCAGTTCCTACAGTAACCACCGTTGGTTTAATCGCAGTCCAAAGTTGCAAACCAGCCGTACCCGGATTTGCTGGTATTGTTGTTGACCAACTACCACCGCCCGTATACGCAGAATTAACTGCAGTTGCCCATGTGTATGTTGATTGACCACTAGGATTTGTTGGCGTTGATGTTGACCATTGATACAAAGCCACATCAGCAGACTGATTGCCATTAGTGCCGGGAGTGCCAGTTGCACCTTGGTCAACAAATACAAACTGCAAAGTTGCTGTTGCACCTTGAGTCACAGTACCCAAAGCAGATTTATATCGCACAGGCACAATCAATGTGGCTGGCGATGAAGTCATTGCGGTAGGAATACCCCATTGAGCAAATGTTCCGCCATCTGTAGGAGAAGGAACAGTCAATCCTCCTGTCGTTGTAATATCAGCATTACCTGTAGTAGCTGATGCTCCGATACGCCATGTGTTATTTACGAAAGCGGCATCAGAGTCTGTTTGTGATGCCACAAAATCAATAGCACCGCCAGCAGCAGAGCCGTACAATTGTGTAATCAATCCTGTAAACGAAGGAACAAGCGAAGAGTTCCTTGGCACTTGCATAACGATTGGCGAATATGTTGCCAAGAAAGTACCAGCCACAGCAGAAGTGGTTGGATTAGGCGACCAACTAAATCCTGTAGAAACAGCAGATAAAGCAGACGCACCAGATTCGTTAGCTACCTTAAACGCAAAATAATATGTGTCAGTTGGTAAATTTAAATTGTCAAACGCCAAACTTGTTGAAGGCACAAAAGGTTGCGAGTTAGAAGCAGTTTGGATGCCCCATACTTTCCAATCTGATGTTGTTGGACTAGAGACAGTTGTGTAGAACAAAGTGACTTCAGTTACACGACCTGTCGCAGGAATACCGCACAGCACATCAAAATGAGGAATTGTTGCTGTAGTGTTAATGTTAGCAACAGTAGGCGCTGTCAAATTGCTAAAGAAATTTGGATTTGACAGATTGCTGTTAGGCGAAGGCGCGTATGCAGTTATTGAAGCATCGTCATAAACCTGAGAATTGTATTCATTCAATTCCAATGAAGCACCAAGATTTCCATCAGGCAAAGAAGCTTCAGAAACTTTAATGACACGGAATAGTTTATTTGTCCATCCGTATGCAGAATTAGTAACGCTAATTACATCGCCAGCGTCAACTTGAATGCCGTTGTAAGTTGTTGCAAAGGTGACAATCAAATCTTCACGGGCTTGTTCAAGCATCCTATTTGCAAGATATTGAGCTTGTACAGAATCGTTAACCAAACTTAGGTTAACTGTATATTTGTTAACAGGCTCATTAGCAAACAATAAACCGGCTGGCGTATTTAGATAAACATAATCTGATTGGTCACGGTTCAACTTGCTAGGGAACTGAGCTTGAATCTGATTGATGCTAGACGCAATATCAAATGCACTAACTCGAATTTCACCAATAATATTTGAATCATCAAAAGAGAATGATGCAGATTCTGCTTTATTAATGACAACAGCCCATTTGCCAGTTGCAGCGTTGTATTGATTCCAAGAATCACAAGCCAACATGATTTGGTCAAGGTTTGACAATACATCTTGACCTGTATCTAAAACACCATTGATACGATAACGAGGTTGAGTAGCAGAGCCACCACCAGAAGGAGTGTAGGCAATAGTCTGGTCAGAATAAGTATTTAAAGCAGTTGCAGTGGCGGCATCTACGATGCTTGCACTCATTGAACAACCATATTTGGTATTGGTAATGTAGTCATACCAAACATCGCCCGGCTTTGCAACACCTGTGGAATTTAAATAATGAGCAGTTTTAAATGTCACAGGTTGCATTTGCGTTGTGCCAGCATCCCTGTTGTAAATCATCTTGACAATAGCAAAAGCCAAACCATTCATCTGGCGACCACTAGGAATCCATCGTTGAGCGACATCAATATCAGCGCCACCCATTACAGAACTAGGCAATGCCGTACCGTTCAATGGAGTAATAACACCAGCTTCATTTGAAGTGTAAAGATGAATGTATAAATTTCCAGCAACTTTGGTTTGTATATTACCAGCGCCATCTTTAAGACTTGCAACTTTTGTTAAATCAGTTGGGTCAAAAGCAATAGTCTGGTCTTGCCAATACATCTTAGATGTTGTGTGGCTTGTTGAATAATCAAAAGAGAATTGACCATTAGGGCTAATCTGAGAGACAGCCATAACATAGTACATTGTCTTTTGGTCTGTCGATAAAACGGCATCTACAAATATACCGCCAAGATAAGCATCACCATAAACAATTGGAATACTATTAGTGGTGGCTGGAGGAACTTGTTGCCGCACTCCATTGTCAACATTTTGATTTGCGCTGCTAGAGCTAAAAACGCGAGTCACAATCATTGACACAGCAAAGTTAATAGCAAAAGTGGCAGCAGCTAAACCAAAACTGCCAAGGGCTGCAGCAGCCATAAATGTGCTGCCATAAATTGCCGAAAGAACAAGTGACGCTGGCATTTTCAGTCCCTAAAAAAAGTTGCTTCAAGCGGTTTGTAACCCCGCTTCGTATAGTCTATCAAAGGAGAGTTTGCCATTACCGTAGTACAAACAAAATCTACTCTTTTGCTATTTAGCATATCTTGTGCAAGTTCATCAAACTTAATCCACAATTTGCCGCCTAACGATTTTCCTCGATGCTCTGGCATTACCCACCAAGCTAATTCACGAAGTTCTAAAACATTTGGACACCAGACATTTGGCGTAATGATGGCAGCAATCATTCCTCGATGTTCATCATCAATAAGAATAAATCCACGACCACTAAGCATCTGAAATATCAAATGCCCAACATGCTCAGAATTATGTGCTTCTGGATTGGATAAAACAGGGATAGGAGCTTCTTTTGCATATTCCCGCATCATCCATACCAAAACTGGAATATCGTGTCTTGTGGCTTGTCTTATCATATTTACATGCCAGAATCACTTGCATAGCCAGAATCTGACGGAGCGCTAGTAGATGATTGGCTACCTTGAACTGGTGGTGAACCAAAATCAAAATAGGTTGAAGCAATTACAGGAACTCTGTTCATACTTGTATCACCGGGATAAAAATTCTTCCATACAGTAGGATTTGTTTTTAAACCACCAATACGGTTTTGCAAAATTGTTCTAAATGAAGAACAACTTATAGAGCAAGTAGCAACACGGCTTCGCAGTTGTTCATTCCAATCTTCAGTCACAGAAAAGTTACCAATATAACCTTGATAGCGTTTAAAGAACTGAAGAGTAGGCGTTGTAATAATTTGATTGTTTGAGTCAAAGAACCCGCGCCAAACTTCAACCAAAGAACCTTTGATGTCAGCGCCAAGAATCACCGACACATTAGCGCCATCAACACCAGTTAATGAAATTGTTAAATCACCACTGGTTGCTTTTGTATCTCGCTTAATATCTCCAATACT